CCCCAGAAAGTCGGTATTGCGTCGTTTTGTCCGTGGAACATCGGCCCTGGCAAATGCTTCCCTTCAACGTTCTACCGAAAAATTAACGCTGGTGACCGCCTTGGTGCATGCGCAGAGATTAAACGCTGGATCTGGGACGGTGGGAAAGATTGCCGAATTCGGGCGAACAACTGCGCCGGACAGGTCATTAGGCGTGATCAGGAAAGCGAGCTGACGTGCTGGGGGCTGGATGAATAACAATTTATCGATGGTGTTGGTCTTCGTGGCTGGCGCTGCTCTTAGCTGGTGGATTGAAGGGCTACGCTGGGATGCTGATGTTTCCAGACTGAACGAAGCCCACACCGCAGAGCTGAAGAAACAAAGCGATCAGGCCGTGATTGACCTGACCTACCAGAAGAAGCGCACAGAAGAAGCACTGGCGGCTTTCGCTGCACTGGACGCTAAGCACACGAAGGAAATGGCAGATGAACTGGCTAAGAATGAGAAGTTGCGCTCTGATGTTGCTGCTGGTATTCGCCGGGTGCGAATCGCCGCAGCAAACCTTGCCACCTGCAACCTCACAAGGGACAGCACTGCCGGCAGCGGCAGCCTGGGCGATGCAGTACAAATCGACCTCACGCCAGCAGGTGGATCAGCTGTTCTCAGTCTCAGAGAGTCAACCAGTAGAGACGCCGAAGTAATTCAATACCTTCAGAGTTATGCCGCTGAAGCTCAGAAACGTTGCAAAATAAACTGATAGGAAAAAGCCATGACTGTACGTGCAAAATTTAGCTGCATCTCAATTCATAAATCCCCGGATAACTCTACTGCTGTCGTTAACCTGAGTGCGGTAACGACTGGCAGCGCGGAGAACGAGAGTTGGTCGAAATACACACCTAGCGGGCAACTGCAAATGGTCATCTCTAACCCTGCAGCATTCGACCAATTTGAGCAGTGGAAACAATACTATATCGATATCCAGCCAGCGATCTGAATAGGCATTACAGCAGGCATTCACTGAGTGCCTGTGATAATGCTTTATTAGGAATAATCTTAGATATAAGATTAAATCTCCTTAACGAACAGGAGTTTGTTTTATATGAAAGCTTTATGGGTGATTGCTCTTATCTGCGGTTTAATTGGTTTCGTACAAGGTGTTCTGTCTGTGTTTGGTGCAAACAGCGCACCACAGCAGGCGGCTGGCGCTGCCATGGGTATTGCGTGGGCCGTTATTCCCTACTGTATTTGCAGAGCAATTCAACAGATGAAGCCGCAAGAAGTTGTGATAAAAAAAGATTAAATCCTTGCGATGAAAATACCAATAGCCGCCTCCGGGCGGTTTTTTAATGCCTGCGTATGAGGGGCAACTAAATGGCAGACACCCCAACTAACATACAAAAACCGATGCCACCACTTTCCCTAATTGATGAATTTCACGCATATAACCGCCTTATCCCCGCACCGGAAATCATGGAGTGGGCTATTCAGCAATTCATCTCGGAAGACGGTGAGCTACACAATCCTGATCATGCGCACCTGATTGATGCTGACATCCGCTTTATGTGGGCTGCAAACGCCTTTGGTAAAAAAGGGCGGACGGTTCTCGGTCAGGCGGAAGAGGTGATGATGCGCGCCGGTGGCTGGCAAAAAGCCCGCATGGAACAGCAGATGTATGAATGGTTCGGCGAGGTACCGACATTCATCATCACGATGGCCGCCGACTACTGCGCGCAATGTTCCGATCTGGAGTTCTGCGCGCTGGTTGAACATGAGCTTTACCACATCGCGCAGGCTACTGACGAATTCGGCGCGCCAAAATTCAACCGTGATACCGGTAAGCCAGTTCTCAAACTGCGCGGGCATGATGTCGAAGAGGTCGTTGGTGTGGTGCGCAGATATGGCGCCAGCGTCGAGGTGCAAGAGTTGGTTGATGCGGCAAATAAGCCCGCGGAAGTGGCTCACCTTAACATAGCCAGGGCGTGCGGTACCTGCCTGCTGAAATTGGCTTAAAAATTAGACTGAATTAGACGGATGGTGAAACATGGCATCACTGAAACCAGAAGTGAAAGCCTTCATCGTTCAATCACTTGCATGCTTTGATTCCCCCTCTCAGGTAGTCGATGCCGTCTTAAAAGAATTCGGCGTAAAAATCACGCGCCAGCAGGCCGAATCTCACGATCCGAATAAGGCGGCGGGTAAGGCGCTCGCTAAGCGGTGGGTTGATATGTTCCACGCTACCCGTGAGCGCTTTCAAAACGAGACGGCTGATATCCCGATTGCGAATAAGGCATACCGGTTGCGAGTGCTTGATCGCATGGCGGCGAATACCGAGCGGGTGAAGAACTACGGCATGACTGCCCAACTGATGGAGCAGGCGGCGAAAGAATGCGGCGACGCATACACCAATAAACAGAAGGTGGAGCATACCGGTAAAGATGGCGGTCCGATCGAGTCATCAACGCTGACGCCGGAAGAATACAAGCAGGCTCGACGGGAGATGCTGGAGGATGACGACTGTTGAGCAGCGGACCCATGCCCGCAAAATAGAATGTGAAGAGGACGGGTTGTATTTCTCCCGTTACTTTTTCAAACAACGCACCGGCGGCAAGATGATTGTCGCGCCACACCATAAGGTCATTCAGAACACATTAGACCGGGTTGTAAGTGGCGAAATTACTCGTCTGATCATCAACGTCCCGCCCGGCTATACGAAGACAGAAATGGCGACCATCAATATGATGGCCAGGGGGCTGGCGCTAAATAAGCGCGCCCGCTTTATGCATCTGTCCTATTCACACAATCTTGCGCTGCTCAACTCCTCAACAACGCGCGGCATGATCAAGTCGAAGCTCTATCAGGCGATGTGGCCGATGGAGTTGCGCGACGACGCAGACAGCAAAGCGATGTGGTGGAATGAGTTTGGCGGCGGCGTATACGCTTCGTCAGCTGCTGGCCAGGTTACCGGCTTCCGCGCCGGGCATATGGAACCAGGCTTTCAGGGTGCGCTGATCATCGATGACCCGGTTAAGCCAGATGACGCATATAGCGACATTGTGCGCGGCGGGGTTAACAACCGCTTTAACGAAACTATCAAATCACGCCTGGCTATTGAAACCACGCCAATGATCGTGATTATGCAGCGCATCCACTATAACGACCTTAGTGGTTATCTGCTGCGCGGCGGAAGCGGTGAAGAGTGGCATCACCTCAATCTTCCGGTGATCATCGACAACAGCAAAAGCTACGACGAAGTTTATCCAGAAAACACCCACGCTATTCCGATTGACCATGGCCTGCCAGACGGCTGGCTGTGGCCATTCAAACATAACGAATCCCACCGTATTTCTCTGTTCTCGCACCGGCGCACCGCCGAAGCACAGTACATGCAGAATCCGAAGCGCTTTAATTCGGAGGGCGCGCTGTGGGATGAGGCGATGATTAACGCCGCCCATGAAATGCGGATCACGCAAGAGCTGTCACGCACTGTCGTCGCAATCGATCCGCAAGCAACCAATAGCGATGAGAGCGATGAAACAGGGATATCGGTGGCCAGCGTTTACGGCAGCGGTGATGAACGGCAGTACACAGTTGATGCTGACTACAGCGGCAAGTTTTCACCGAACGGCTGGGCCACCAGAGCAATCGAGGCATATAAGCAGCATGATGCCGACGCAATTGTGATCGAAACCAATCAGGGCGGAGATATGGCCGAGGACACGCTGGTCAATGCCGGTTTCACAGGCCGGATCATTCGTGTGCATGCCAGCAAAGGCAAGTTTGCTCGTGCAGAGCCAATATCAGCGCTCTATGCACAAGGCCGGGTTGCCCACCATGGCAGTCTCTACATGCTCGAAAACCAGTTGATGGAATACGTGCCATCTACCGCTAAAAAATCCCCTGACCGCCTCGATGCCGCCGTATACGCGTTAACCGAGCTATCCGAACCACAATCTATTGGCATGTTGGTGCGTTCGCGCTAACGGAGGACACCAGTGAACGAAAGCCAAATGAAACAGCAGCGCGCCAGCAACGCTTCGGTCGAGAAAGATCGCACCCTTGCACTCGCATCGCTATTTAATGGAACCAGCAACACCAAGCGCCAACGTCTTTATCAGGAATTCGGATACCCGGTTGAACTGTGTTTTGACGACTATTACCGCGCATACAAACGAAATGCTGTAGCTGGCGCGGCTATTCGCCGGATGGTGGATGGATGCTGGGAGGATCTCCCTGAGATTTACGAGGGTGACAAGACCAAAGATGCTACGAAGCTGACCGACTGGGACAAGCAGGTCAATAAGCTGATGAAGCGTTGCTGGAAACAGATTAAAGGCGCGGATCGCCGGAATCTTGTCGGTCGTTATTCAGCAGTGCTCTTGCAACTGAAAGACGGCAAACGATGGGATGAACCGGTTGATCGTGCCGTTATCGGTCGGCTGGCTGAGCGAGGGCTGGTAAAGCTGATACCAGTCTGGGAAGCGCAGCTCGAGGCCACTAACTGGGATCAGGTTGAAACCAGCGAGAATTTCGGTTCTGTCACCATGTACACGTTTACCGAGTTGCCGGTCGATGGCCTGCAGGATGCCCGCCCCGGGCGAATCATCAACGTTCACCCTGAGCGCGTAATCATTCTTGCTGAAGGCTCTGATGATGGCGTGTTGTCGTCTGGTAAGTCGATGCTCGAGGAAGGCTTCAACAAGCTGATGGACATTGAGAAGGTCAGTGGCGGGGCATCGGAAGGATTTCTGAAGAATGCCAGCCGCCAGCTCAACTATTCATTCAGCGAGAAGACTAACTTTTCGGCGCTGGCTAAAGCGCTGGGCGTTGCTGAAGGGCAACTGGCAGAGGCGTTGGACATGCAGGTGCGCCGATTGAACGACAGCACCGACAGCGCCAGCTTTATGCAGGCCGGTACCGCCGAAGTGCTATCTGTCACTGCCTCAGACCCTGAGCCAACCTGGCGAACAGCAATCAGTGAATTCTGCGCAACTATACCCATGCCCGTGAAAGTCCTGATCGGGATGCAGACCGGCGAACGAGCATCAACGGAAGACGCGAAGGACTGGGCGCGCACGCGTATGTCACGCCGCAATGGCTTCCTCACGGATGTGATCAACGAAACGGTCACGCGGTTCTGGACACTCGGCATCATCCTGGCGCCAGCGGGCGGTGAAATTACGGTTGGTTGGTCTGATCTGATGGCTCCAAGCCGATCTGAAAAAATCGCCAACATGTCCGCGATGGCAGATGTGGCCGTCAAGACGACCAATGCTTTCGGTCGTTCTGCTGTAGTCGAAAATGAGGTGCGCGCAGAGGGGGAAATGCAGCCAATCAATTTTGAGGGAAGCAACGATGGCAAGCCAGACCCAAAACGTACTGACCCTTTGGCCGACGACGACCCAGAAGCTGAAAAGTCCGGTAGTGCCACGGTCACGTAATGATCCAACAATGTCCAGCCGCGCGGTTAGCCGCATGGCTAAAGATATTGATGATCGTTATTACGAAATAAAGCTGGCTTTAAAAAAGCTGATCGACGAGCGGTTTACCGGGCGCGAAAGGGAAAGCAATGGGCAGCAATGGCACTTTCTTTGCCATCAGTCCGGAGACATGCCGACACTTTATCAGGTGAACGCTGCAACGTACGTTTATGACATGACGCAGGAGCAGCTGACGGCTTTATTGAAGGCGGTTCAGGTCATCCTTGATGAACACCTGCTGACCGGCGGTGAGCAGGATTTGTGGGCATTGCAATATGTCACCGCTGAAATCCGGAGAGGTACGTTTGAGGCCTTCAATAATTTATCCCGGCAGTCTGCGATCTACGCCCAACAAACGACAATGGCGCAGCTGCTTGGCAGCGCTCCTTATCTGAATCAGATTGGCGCGGCTACAGTCATTACTTACAGCGAATGGAAGGGGATTAGCGACGCAGCCCGGTCTGATTTAGCGAGCGTCATCACCGACGCAGTTGCACGCGGAGTTAACCCCAAGGAAACGGCGCGGGTAATCAGTAAGCGGCTCGATGTTTCGCGATCCAAAGCCAAAAATATTGCTCAGACTGAGCAGGTTGGCGCGCTTCGTCAGGCGCAGTGGGCAGAAACTGATTGGGCGAAAGAGCGGCTCGGGCTTCGCACCGCACTGCTTTGGATTTCAGCGTTAAAGCCGACGACCCGCCGATGGCATGCATCGCGGCACGGTGAAACGTACACCACGGACGAAGTGCGAGCTTTCTATGCAGTGAACGGCAACCGATACCGCTGCTACTGCAGCCAGATCCCTTGCCTGCTTGATGATAAGGGTCAAGTCGTTAATCCAGGCCTAATGGACAAACTGGCCGAAGAGCGCCAGCAATGGAAACAGGCAGCATAACCATTCAACCACCACAAGAGGATGTAACGTGAAGCTATCAAGCGTCCACGTTAAATCCTTCGCCGTAAACGCCTCCAACATTTCAACCACCACCATCGACGATGACGTGCATTACGTCATTCGCGGCGTTGTGCCCATTGTCGATGATGTGGTGATGAATGGCGGCCTGTATCCGGCGGAGGAAATTAACAGCAGCTACAACAGCATCGAGGGCAAGTTGACCCCGTTGCCGCACCCGAAAGTCGACGGGAAGTTTGTCAGCGCCAATGACCCCCGCGCACTGAATAAATTCTTTGTTGGTGCCTGGGCGCAGAACGTAAGCAAATCCGGCGACAAAGTGGTGATGGACGTTTATGTGAATAAACGTGTCGCTGAGCAGACCACGGACGGCAAACGCCTCATCGCCCGCCTCGATGACATGATTGCTGGCAACAACGTTGACCCAATCCATGTTTCAACCGGCCTGGTGCTCAACAAAGAAGATACCAAGGGTGAATCGAAGGGGAAAAAACATACATGGATTGCCCGCAACATGCGTTTCGACCACGTCGCCATCCTGCTTGATGAGCCTGGTGCGGGAACGCCTGCAGATGGCATCGGCATGTTTGTTAACGCCGACGGAACCGAAGCGGTTGTCGAGACAGCCAGCCTTACCGAGACGGCCAATAACATGAAGGATGGCCTCATTAACAAGGCGAAATTCTTCTTTACCCACAATGCTGACGCATCTTTCGACGAAATTTATCAGCTACTGCGTGAAGCCATCCGGGCGCCACGCGGCAGTGATGTTTATCGCTACGTCACCAGCGTCTGGCCGGACAAATTCATTTATGAGGAGGGACCCAATCTCTTCCAGCAAAAATATCTCATCGATGGCGGCGAAGTAACTCTCGTCGGCGAGCCGGTAGAATTCGTCCGAAAACCCACTGAATACGAAGTCAAAACCAACGGAGAAAGTAACCCGATGAAACAAAAGATGATCGCCGCGCTCAATGCCGCAGGCGTTAAAACCGAAGGGCTGACCGACGATCAGGTCTGGGATGCCTTTAACCAACAGGCGGCAAAAAAAGACGGCGGTGGTGATCCGGGGGCTGGCCAGCAGGCAAATACCGACGCGATTACCGCAGCCGTAAATGCAGCCATCGCGCCACTGAGCCTCAAAATCACCACGCTGGAATCGCAACTGCAGGCCAACTCGGAAACCGAGCTGAAACAGAAGCGTGATGCTGTGAAGCTGGCCTTTAACATGAGCGAAGAAGAAGTTGCTGACCTGCAAGGGAAGGCGCTCGAGAGCCTCTATGCCAACAGCCAGAAATCACACGGTTTGAATAGCGTTTTCAAACTGAACGGTCAGAACGCTGAAGATCAGTGGAAAGACTACGACCTGAACGCTGATATGGAGGCGAAATAATGGTTGCTCATGTCATTTACCGTGGTCCAGCCGAGCGCGAGCCGGAAACCATTAATCTGCCTGTTGCTGGCGCATATACCCCCGGCGTTGTTGTGAAGAAAAACACCACTGGCGGTGTAACCGTGGCAGCGGATCCTACTGGTCGTCTGCTCATTTTGGGCAATCGCCGATTCATCGGTCAGGACATCAACACGGCATACGCGGCCAATGAAACCGGCGTGCAATACCGCGTTGAAGTTGATCAGGAATATAACGTGCGCCTGGTGGCTGCTGCTTACACCGTTGGTCAGGAGCTGACCGTCGGCGCAAGTGGTGTTTTCAAGGCTGCCGTAGCCGGTGACATCGTTGTCGCCACCTTCGACGAAAAAGTCGGTCGCACACTTTCAGCTCAGGGCTTTGCTGATGTTGTGATCGTCAACTCATACGCTAAACCGGCTTCGGCCTAAGGAATTACAGAATGCTGAAGTTCACTAAAGAGCAGCAGGCGCTGATCCTCAACGCTCGCCGGCGCTGGGAGCAGTCACATCGACTCATGGCCGCGCAAAATGGCTTTGCAGTCAATGATGCCAATGGCGCGCTGATCGCTCATAACGAGCTGATGGGCAATGCCTCCACCTTACCGAAAGATGTATGGGGCGAGTGGGACCGTTCGGCTATTACTGTTCAGCGCGACGTGCTGGCTGTATTCAACGATCTGGCCGCCACCGTATCCCGACCGATGCCGCTGCGCAAAATCATTCATTACTTCATGACCCTGTCTGATTCCGGTGACGTTAATATCAGTCTGGACGGTCGCGGCAAGGCCAAGGTTGATTCACCAGTCATGAATTATGAAGGCACGCCATTGCCTATCATCGATTCAGAACTGGGCTTTGGCTGGCGCCAGATGCTTGCCGCGCAGACCGAAGGTTATTCACTGGACAGCGATGCGATCGGCAACCATCAGCGCAAAGTGGCTGAAAAAATGGAAGACATGGTTTTGAATGGCGATCCTTCCATTCGTGTTGGTGAATCCACCATCTACGGACTTCGCACCGCGCCGCAACGTGCCACTGGTACCCATGGGTTTACTTTGGCATCAGCCACTGGCGCAAACTGGGTGAGCGTCGTCACGGCTGCGATTGCGACTCTGCAAGACAACAATTATTTTGCGCCAGTAACGCTTTATGTGAACTACAAGGACTGGTTCTACGCTTCAGTCACTGATTATGCTGCCAACTACCCGAAAACAATTCTGACTCGCCTGATGGAGATCCCTGGCGTGGCGGCAATTGTTCCGGCATCAAAAGTGCCGACTGATGAAGTGCTGGGTGTTGTGAAGCGTCGCGATGTGGTGCAGATCCTGAACGGAATGCCACTCACCATCCGCCCTAAAGCGCGCCAGAATCCGGAAGATGATTATATCTATACCGTTCTGGCCGCCGTGGCGCCGCAGTTCAAGCACGATGATGAAGGTAACGCCGGTTACGTTCAGTTGACCAAAGCTTAAGGGGCTCCGGCCCCTTTATCATTTCAGGATTCGGGAGATTTCCATGTCCGACAAAAAACAAAAGTGGATCCTCACCCATGACAGCCACAAGCTGAAAAAAGGTGAGATTTACGAAGGTGATGTATTACCAGCCTGGTTGCAGGGAAAGGCTAAGCCGATTTCAGCCGATGTTTTCGAAGTTGCCACGCCGGGCGGCGCTGATCTGGAAAAGCTCAACGCTGAGCTGACAGCACAAACTCAGCGCGCGGATGAACTTGAAGCGAAGCTGGCAAACGCCGAAAAAGCGCATGCAGAAGCTTTGGCTGCGGAAACTCAGCGCGCGGATGAAGCGGTTGCAGCTTTGGAAGCTTTGAATAAGAAGGCTAAATAATTATGGCGGCCCAGATCACCCCTGAGGAAATCACAGCCTTACTCACAGAGCTGGGCTATGCCATTCCTTCTGCGCTGCTGACGCCAATCCTATGCCGGGTAAACAGCATTGATGAATGCCTTGATGCATCTGGATATGACGACTGTACGCAGCAGCTCATAAAGCTTTATGCCGCTGCGTTAATGTCAGCCTCATCTGGAGCGCGCCGCATAAAGTCCCAAAGCGCTCCCTCTGGAGCTTCACGCTCATTTGACTATGGCGAAGACGGGATCACCTGGATGCGCGAATCTTTATCAGCGCTGGATACGGCTGGCTGTACGAATGTTTTACCGATCACCGCCGGTGCCAGTGTGGGATTCTTCATGGTTGTGGGGGGGTAGAAATGGAGCAGAAACCTAAAGGTGGTCTGATAGTTACAGAGCAGATGTATGTCATTGGCGAACAATCACCCGTTACATTTCTTCCAGTCAAGACTGAAGAGAAACCAGATTGTGAAAAGTGTCCGGATTGTCCGGTATGTCCTGATCAGTATGAGGACTATCTGTCATGAGTTCGTTAGCAAACTGGTCATATACGGCAAAATGCACGATCTGGAAAAGCCTTGGGATGACCGCAGCTGGTGACAGACCGTATGGGCCGCCATTAGTAATCATGGCAGACTATCAGGGCGGATTATCAAAAAGACTGGGCGCTATCGGTACTGAAAAGGTGGTGAAAAACACCATCTGGACAGAGTATGCACTGGCCGACACTGGCGATTACATACTGATTGGTGAGTCGAGCGAGCAGGATCCGTTGGTTGCTGGCGCTGATGAGGTAATGCAGGCTATTCGCTACGCGGATACGTTTGAACGAACGGCAGACGATTACGCCATCCTCACGGGGGTCTGATATGGGCGTTAAAGTGAAGGGCATTAAGCAGGCTCAGCGAAGACTCAATTCCATCATTAACGATATTCAGGGGAAGAAGGTTGTGCGTGCGCTTCAGAGCGCGATGATAATCGGCTCATCACAGGCTGCGCTTTATACCCCGATCGATACGTCATACCTGCTCAACAGCCAATTCCGCGAAATTGTCGTTAACGGTACACGCTTTACTGGTCGTGTAGGTTACTCAGCAAATTACGCCGCGTATGTCCACGATCCAAAGAACATACAGAAATTTCGTCGCGCGACTGCTCAAAAAGAATTTCTTACCAAAGGTTTTGAGGACCCCATTGCTCTCATCGACAGAGCGGTACAAAAGGAGATGTCTCTATGACTCCAGCAATGCCAGAGCGGGTGCTGAATTACTTTGTAGAGTCAGGGCTCGCGTCTGGCTTCAAGACACAAAAATTTGTCTGGAACGATACAGGGAGCCTGGCGGATAAATTTATAGTCTTTCGCTCCAATGGCGGATCCGGCATCAGTCAGGATCTGGGGGCTGAATACTTGGTTCTCGTTGACATAATCGGTGCTAAAAACGGTAATCAGGCAGTGGATGATGCGGTACAGGCAATCATTGAAAAAGTGAAGTCAGCACCGATGCCGAATGACTGCATTGGTCATATTGAAAACTTTGGTGGCATCCCGTCGCCGGTCCTCACTACGGAAGGCCGCCTGGTCTACCGTCTGCAATTCGCTTGCCTCTACGGCGAGTAATAATAAACACATCCCCCAAGGTCGCCTGATGGCGGCCTTTTTTTTATCTGAAAGAGGTATCGATTATGGATGGTTGCTCAACTGACAACAGTAAGTTGTTCGGTCGTGCCGTAGTGCTTGAGGTGGCATTGGGTTGCCCTGACACCATTCCAGCTGAAAGCGAGCGTCAGGCGCTTATGGCGGGAACCAGTAAAGGATTCGATTTTAGTCCTAACACTGTCACCAGCGATGCAGATGACACTAAAGGCTACGTCGAGAACATCGTGACTAACTCCGACTTCACCATCAGCTTTGAAGGTGAAGTCCGCAAGCGCGATAAGCTGGATCAGTTCGGTGTAGGCAAATACGTAAAATATTACAACGACGAAGTAAAGGCAGGGCGCCAGCCGACAATCTGGGTGTTTATGGATTATGGCCCGGTTAAGTTTATCGGTTATATGGTGATCACTGCCCTTAGCTCTGATGGGGGCAGCAATGACATTGTCACGCTGACAACTGAGTTCAAAGTTTCTGATTCAGACACTATTGATGTCCAGTTAACCTCTGATGATGTTGAGGTTACCGGTGTCACTGTCGCACCGACATCAGGCAGCGTAGCTGCCGGTGCCAATACTACCTTTACGGTAAATGTTTCCCCGTCTGACGCTACCGATAAAACCTTCACGGTTGTTTCCTCTGTACCGGCCAGGGCAACAGCATCAATCTCAGGCACAACAGTGACAGTTGCTGCGCCATCAGGTGCAACAGCCGGTACCGCCAATATCACAGTTACCACGAACGATGGCAGCTCTACTGCCGTCTATATCCTCACGGTTACCGTGTAGTTATCACAGCAGGCACTTCATTGTGCCTGCGATGATAATTATCCGAGGCTGCTATGACCCCATTAAAAGAAATTGGCGAATGCCTTATTACTGCCGGGACAATGGATTTTTTCTTCCGACCTTCCTTTATCAACATGTCGCGTATTGGAGAACCGCAGCAGATCGTACAGGCATTTTATGATCTGCATAACGACGAAGTAATGCCGAGACTCAACGCTCTCATCGAAAATTACGCATCTATACCTGAGCGCCAGCGCCGATTTTATGCCGGATACACCGGCAACGACTTAGCGCCGGGTTTTGCCGTGACCGCACTGGCATCCATGAAATTCAGTAAGGCAGCCATCATGGCAGCAATGGCTGTCATGACTGCTTGTTGTGAAGATGACGTGTCTACGCTTACTGGTGAAATCATCCCGGGGAAATCGGGTAAATGGACTTTCGTTTATCGCAAGGGATTGATGTCACCAGGTGAAATGGTGCTGATCGCACAGTCACTCATTACACACGGAATCATTGGTAAGGCAAAGGTGCGCCAGCTTCAGCGCCATGAGTCCGGAATGGCAACGACGGAATTCAACGCGTTTGAATACATCAGCGCAGCCCGCAATCACTTCAACATGTCACGAGGCGAGGCTGAACTGTTAAGCATGACGGAATTTCAGCTTCTTCTCGCCGCTAAATACCCAGATCAGAAAGGGCTCACACGCGATGAATATGATGCTGTTGCAGACGATTACTTTGCGAAAAAAGCGCGCAAGCTTGCAAAGGAAGCCCGATTAAATCAATCACGACAGACCGCTTAGGCGGTTTTTTTATGCCCGGAGAAAGCTAAATGTCAGGCTCAGTTGATGCAGGTAGCATTGTTTATGAAGTAGATATGGACACAGCCCGCCTGCTCGCCGCCCGCCGGGAGGTTGATGCAGCGCTTAGCGGTCTGAGTGGGACGATGGGGCGCCTCGAGGCAAGCGTTAATCGAACAGAGCGTTCTATTGCGACCGTTTCAAAAACCATGACAGGCCTGACGAATGTTGCAAAGGGCGTTGCAGCGGCAATTTCCATTCAGCAGATCACTGCGTACGGCAATGCATGGGTCACCGTCAGCAACAAATTAGTAAACTCGGTAAAGGCTAACGAGGACTTATTCACTGTCACCCAGCGTGTTTTTGATATCTCTCAGGATACGCGTTCCAGCCTTGAGGCGACTGCAACCCTTTATGGCAGACTGGAAAGGGCAACAAGAAGTGCCGGAACCAGCACTGCGGATCTGGTGAAATTGACGGAGACAATTAACAAAGGTTTGACTGTCTCTGGGGCCACCACCGAAGAAGCGTCATCAACTATGACGCAGTTATCTCAGGCCCTTGCATCTGGCGTACTGCGCGGTGAAGAATTTAACTCAATATCTGAAAACGGGAGCCGTTTAGCACAGGCGCTTGCGGCTTCACTGGGTGTGACCATCGGACAGTTACGCGCAATGGCTGCTCAGGGGAAATTAACCACAGAAGTCGTGGTTAATGGCCTGCTTAAACAGAGCGATCAGATTGCCAAAGAGTTCAGCAATACCACACTGACAATGAGCCAGGCATTTACTGTTGCGACAAACAACATTACGAAATTTGTTGGTGAAGCATCAAGCGTAAACACCACATTAAGCGTCTTTAACCAAGGTGTTATCACGCTTAGTGAAAACCTCGACACCGTGGCCACGGTCATTGGTGGGTTCGCACTGATCATGGGTGGTCGATTTGTCGGCGCCCTGGCTGCGGCCACCAGCGCTCGCATAACAGACACGCTCGCAGCGCAGGCGCAAGCCACGGCCACAGCGCAAGCCGCCGCAGCTGCAGAGGTTGCAGCGACCGTCACAGCACGTAAGGCATTGTTGGACAAAGAAGCTGCAATCTCATCTCTGGCACTGGCGCAGGCGGAATATAACGTCGCCAAAGGGTCATCCGCTGAGGCGTTTGCACTTGAAAACCTCAACACAATTAAATCCGTTGCTATACAGCGTTCAGCAACATTCGCTGAAGCCCAAATGGCGCAGGCATCTGCTACTGCTGCGGCATCCACAGCAGCTGCTGCTGCCACAACAACCATTGGAAGTCTGGCGCGTGGAGCACTGTCGCTAATAGGAGGGCCTGCTGGCGCAGCGGTCATCGCTGGAGCGGCAATCTTCTATTTCTACCAAAAAGCTCAGCAGGCTAAACAAGAAAGCATCGATTTTGCTGACAAACTCGATGGTCTCATTGGCAAGATGAAGGAGATGAGTCAGATCCAGCTGACAGCAGAAATTGACAAGGCAAACAAGTCTATTGCTGTGCAGAACGGACTTCTAAGCAACAATGAGGCTACGCTTTCCGGACTTAATGTCCGTCTGGAAGAAGCCAGAAAAGCTGTTGCTGGAATGAGTCAAAGCGATTTGCTATATGCGTCTGCGGTCGACAATCTCAACACGCTTCAAAGCGAACAAATTCAGCTAACTGCCCAGGTGGAGAGGGAGCGAAACAAACTCAGTCAGACTATCAGCAAAACCGGAATCTTGCAGGCGCAGGCCAACGGTACATTCGCTCAGGGTATCGACCTCCTGAAGAGGGATGGTCATGAAGCAGGTGTCGCCGCTGGTCTGATTTCTCAGCTTGGTGATGCATTAAACATCGCTGCCAAAGCGAAAGACAAATTCAACTCTCAAAGCCTGACAGTAGGCGTAACTGCTGCCGGGCAGAAACAAATCGATCAACTGACTCAACAAAATGAATTGCTTCAGATCACCGATAAGCGCCAGAGAGCTGTTGCAGCTGCGCGTCTTGATGCGATCAATGCAGGGGAGGGGAATCAGAACGTCATCAATCAGCTTGGAGAGTTAGCGGGCGCAAATTACGATCTGCAGCAGGCTGAAGCGGCGAGAAACAAAGAAACTAAGCAGTCGACCGCTGATGGAAAGAAGGCCGAGAACCAGGCCGAAAATATTGCAAGAAAACTGGCAGACCTGAAGCAGCAATCAGAACTGGCAGCTGACTCAACCAAGGATTTGAGCAGGGAACAGGCAATTCTATCTGCTCAGCAATCTCTCGGGAGCGGTGCGTCGCAGAGTGATATCAACCTCGCTGCTCAATATGCTGCGGCAAAATGGGATACTGCCAATGCGATCAAGGCGCAAGCAGCAGCTGAAAAATTGCTACCTGAAACAAGAGAAAACGCCAGTTATAAGCAAGACGTTGCTGATCTGCAAACGGCTTTGTCTGCAAAGAAAATTTCTCAACAGCAATTCAATGCAACCTCTGAACAGTTGGAACAGCAGCATCAGGCGAATCTGGCTCAGATAAGAGCTAACCAGACTGTAACCCCACAACAGGAGGCCGCCGGCACAGTTGACCCGGTCCAGCAGCTCGCGAATGAAAATGCCAAAAAGCTGGCGCTCATTCAACAGTTTGAAGCCAACAAAACGATCACTGAGCAACAAGGAATTGCCTTACGCAATGCAGCAAACACGGAGTATGAAACTGAGCACACGAATGCGATGTGGACTTTATGGTCGCAGCAGAGCACTACAAACCAGGCTTTAGCCGCATCATTTGATTCACTTGCAGGTAATGCCTCCAATGCCCTCACAGGCATTGTTACGGGAAGCATGTCAACAGCGGAAGCAATGCAGTCTCTCCTGAGCAATGCGATAAACAGCCTGATCAACGGCTTCGTGCAGATGGGGGTCGAATGGGTTAAGTCTGCCATCATGGGGCAGACTGCTCAGATAGCCGCAACAGCGGCCACAACATCAGCTGCGGTTGCCGGTACAGCGACCACCACGGCGGCGAGCGTGTCATCTGCCGCCGCTACAACTGTCGCATGGACACCTGCGGCCATCGTTGCTTCTATCGGCTCATTTGGCGGCGCGGCAGCTATCGGTATTGGTGCTGTTATCGCTGCGATGGCATTGAGCTCAAGCATTTCCGGTAAGCGTAAAAATGGTGGCCCAGTATCAGCCGGCAGCATGTATCAGGTGGGCGAAGGCGGCATGCCTGAAATCTACCAGTCGTCATCTGGCCGCCAGTACATGATCCCCGGCGACAACGGCAGTGTCATCAGCAACAAAGACATGCAGTCTGGAGCCAGCAGTTCCGGCTCTGGCATCAACGTCAACGTGAATATCACAAACACTAATGGCTCTTACATTGACCAGCAAGTGACGAGTGACGGCGCGGGCGGCGTGACTGTCGATGTCTTCATTGCTGATATGGATAATGGCGGACCTATGTCTCAATCAATCATGCGGAATACCTCAGCTACTCGTCGAGCAAATGCTTAGCCCTCTTCGGAGGGTTTTGCGTTGCCTTGCGCAATCCCTCTGCTACCATGTAACGAACTGTTACATGGGGGTATGGTATGATTAGATTTGCGGTATTTTCCGTATTTTTTATTTTTTCTAATAATGTTTTTGCTGATTGGGACTACTCAAACGAACCAGACAAAATGGGAAGAGGGAATAACGAGATAGCGGCTGTGAAAAGTACGGATACTATAACGTTACAATCTCCTTATGATGGCGCCCAGCATGCAACTTTTGCCTTAAGGAAAATGCAAAAAGGTAATAATGAATTTTTGTTCTCATTTGAAAGAGGGCAAATTGTGTGTGGTGCATCTAATTGCACATTAACTGCAAGAATTGATGATAATAAACCATTTATCCTAAGGGGAAATCATCCAGAAGATGGAAGCTCAAATGCAGTTATCGGTTCTGTGGATGCTGCTACGTTGAAATCTATCCGCAATGGAAAGAAATTGCTTATAGAAAGTACAATTTATCAAAATGGTGAGAAAATATCAGAGTTCAATATTCAGCAGACGCCATTTGTCGGGCAAAAGGTTTATGAATTAGATGAAATCAGAAGCTTTCTAAAATCAAAACAAGAAATCCCATTAGATAAAACTTCAAGTTTTTCATTGAATACATCAAATTTTGATATTTGTAAGAAAGTACTTAAAACTACATCAGATAAAGATGATGATGAGATAAGAGTTGTTTTGGTAAATTCAAA